GTCTGCCTAAGCATGCCAGTGTTCCGCATGGACACATTACCATTGGCGCTTCATCTAATTCGTATGCGGCCTGTTTGCCGCATTTGTCGCAGAAAAACGAACGCAGTGTTTTACCGCGATGCTTTGCCTGGATTAAATGGATTAGATATTCCTCCAGCGTTTCGAGAGTTCCTTCAATTACTTTCATGTGAATTAAATCCCAAGCCTCTCGTGCAATGATCGCAGGCTCGGAAACGGAATGGACTTGTACCACATTTCATCGAACCAGCAGACTGTTGCACCGCTCCAGTATGATAGAGTTATCGCAGGCATTCCATTAATTGTCCCGCACCAATTTGTTGTTCCAAACATCGGGTAAGCACGCATGCCAGCTTTCTGAATATCTTCGAAATCAATCACGGTAATACAGACAAACATTACATGTCCCTTAATTTCTCTGACTCTACTTGCAGCTTTCAATCAATTGTTGGCCGCACGATTGGCACAACACCTTGTTTCCGTTGTTTGCGATCGCCAGCGCCATCATTTCGCCGTCAACGAATTTGTGACTGCACCATTCACACTTATCCATCGGATTTCTTGAATTCCGCCTTACGTGCCTAAAACCCTGGTTCATTTCCATGAAATCCAAGTCGCATTCTAATGCCTTAAAATTGACTTTACGAGCTGCGATTGTTTTCGATAATTCCATGAGCCATCACTTAACCTCTTCGTCCTGGCTATCATCAGGATCGCAAATGAGGTAGCAACACAAAACACCGAACAGCAGGCATCCAGCAGCCACCGCGATGACCGCAAAAATATCAACCATTGACCACCTCGCTTTTATTCGCTCGGTGCAGCGCTTCCTCCGCAATTGCAATCTCTAATCCACGCCTGACGCCTTCCGCAAAATCCAGCCTACTTGGATGCGATTTACCGGCTATCAATAATGCTTGGGTTCGATCTGTCTCATCCGTATAGATGGCTAATTGAATAGCCAGCCGCTCACGTAGTTCCATTTGCATTCTCCTTATCGAAACTATCTCTAATCAGCAGCAGTGGCTCCAGTGCCTTTACTGCTGCACCTTGGCCGTTGTCGCGATCGTACAGTCCGACACGCAGCATGCTTTCCCACAAATCCACCTTCAGGCTTCTGCCACGCAAATAAACACAGTAGAGACCACCATCAGCATCTTCGACGGTCATCGGCAGTCCAGCCTGCTTTTTGCTTGAGTTGAACAGCGCTACCAACACCTCAGCCTTGTCTAGTCCAGTGATGTCAATCGCATTACTCATTTGCATTCTCCAATTCAAAAAGACAAAGCACAATCGAAACATAATCAACCCCAGGCCGCATGCTACACATCCTGCCGCACGATTCCTCGACCTCATCGTCCGCGTGATTGCGTATGAAGTGCGCGATGTCCTTGCGGTTGCTGAGCGTCCGCGTGCCACCGCGTCCCGTGCGCCGTGACAGCACAATGCGGCGAATCGTTGGCACTGGTATTTCTGATAGTCTCATGATTTTTAATCGACTTCCTTTGCGAGACCCAACCCGAACTGAACAATCAGATACATCATTTGACATTCGGACTGCACAACCTCAGCGTGTTCGCCTTGAGTCTTAATTTTTGCATCAATCCACTTGGTTGCTGGCGAGTCATCCCCTGTTAGCACTGCCGAAATCCTGCGATACGTCGCAAGCGTGGATGGCTCGCCCGTTGAAATAGACGGAACTGATTTTTCAGATAGTTTCATGATTGCACGCTCATTTCGACTGCCGAAAAGTTGTCGCTTCCGGCGGCAATCAGCATACGATGCCTCAATGCACCGGAGCACTCGACCGGACGCACATTTATCATTTCCGACTCCGGCGGAATGTGCCCACGGATGGCAACTACCTTCCCGCTTTCGACAGTTACGTCGCCGCTGTCGAAAACGAACCTGCATACGCCACCACGGTAACAGCACGATATCCACCACAGCCCAGATAACGATCAGCTTGATTACTAACATGACATATCCCATAGTTCATCGAATCAAACTTGCGATCTTTGGTTGCGCCCAACAACCGCCAGCCTTAAACGTGTCCCAAGCGGGACCGATACCAATCTCGGCAATAATACGACGACCGTGCTGAGTGTGTTTCCATTCGTCAAACCTGTCTGCGACATTTCTGGTTAGTCCTTCCATTTCCAATCGCCTGTATTGTTTTGCGAGTAGTTGCGTTGCTTTAATCAGCAAGCAAATAGATTCTGGTGTCGGCGTTTTGTGGGCCGCATCGTAAATTTGAACTGCTTCTTCTATACTCATGATCGATGAACAATCCATTGCACCGAAGTTCCCAACGACGGCTAAACTGCTTTAGTAAATCCACCGATGGGAACTCGGTGAATGGAAACGTTCCAAAGCTTTCGTATATTCAGAATGGTTACTCAAATACGACTATCCAATCAATCTCCGCTGCCGGCTCCGGTACTCTGCTGCTATCGAACGGGACTCCTCCACGGTCCGGCCCATAATCGAAACAAACACACCATACTTACGCTGATTTACCATCGGTGTGATCTCCTACAACAAGCATCTCCCGCAGCTTTTCATGACTAGGAAACGCATCGCAAATCTGCCTTGCGATCGCATCGCGATCTTGCGTCGGCCCTTCTGAATACCGTATTCTCGTTGGCTCGTAGTACGACTGGCAATCCCAAGTCTCGGACTGATGCCCGAGAGCCACATCGACTAGCGTACCGTCCGCGAGACGGTATCTCTCGTGTCGAATGAACGGCTGATTTGTGTTGCTTTCACTGATTCGTTCTGCCATTTTCGTCCATCTCCAAAACGCCGCATAACAATTGATTGCAGAAAAGTTGCGGGTAAGCCTCTTCTGCAATGGTTGCGTCACTCGCCGCAACTTTCTGAATCAAAGCGTTCGTCGGACTATCCAATCAACTCGACTGCCGAAAAGTTGTCGCTCCCGGCAGCAATCAGCATACGATGCCTCAATGCACCGGAGCACTCGACCGGACGCACATTTATCATTTCCGACTCCGGCGGAATGTGCCCACGGATGGCAACTACCTTCCCGCCCTCGACAGTTACGTCGCCGCTGTCGAAAACGAACCTGTGTATCTCGCCACCACGGTAGCCGTTTTCAAATCCAATCACGCATTCTTGTCTAGACATTTTCATTCTCCGGTTCGAGTTTTGTTTCGGCTTACTTGCCGTTAAGTTCTCTCAGCTTTTCCGAAGTCGGAAAAGCTTCGCAAATTTCCTTAGCGATTGCGTCGCGATCTCATCCTACAGTTGAGAAGCCCGGGTCCGCGAACACGGCCCTATCCCATGCTTTTTCCGCGTCTTCGAAGGTTCTAAAGAACCCAAGGAGTTCCCACCGCTCCACCGTCTCTCCCAATCGGCTGCTCGGAGGATACGCCTTGGTTGGCGAATGCATCATCCCGTTGCGGACCCAATTCCGCTTCGGCAACTCTAGCCATGCCTTCGCCGTTTCCGGTGTTGCTCGAATTAGAGCAAACCTCTCATGTGCATTGGCATCACCCGTACCCCAGGCGTCTCCGTATACTGTGGCGGGGATGACTACTTTCTCCGTGCATTTTGCGTATGCAGGATCAACGTAATGGCCTTCAATTCCGATTTTTTTAATCATAATCATTTCTCCAAAAAGTAAGGGACCACGCTCGCATTCGCTTGCACGCATTCGCATCGGGCACATGCTTGCCGCTCAGCCAGCGTCGGATAGTGTACTCACCGACTCCGCAATACTCCGCTAGTGCTCGCCGCGACACTCCGCTTGTCCGCACCACGACAGCCAGCAGCGAATTTAGCCGCTCGCGTGTCGACTCCCAGTCGGCAGCGGGTGCATTGCGAGACTTGCCCTTGGTCCAATGGCCTCTTGGCCCGGTGCGATTGCCTACTGGCTTAGCCTTCGCGTGTGCTGCTGCTGTTGATGTCATGGTCATTTCTCCGAGTCTATCCGAAAACAGCAACTGCGCAGTTGTATTGACTAAACCACTTCGCGACTTCACCACCCTCGCTGCTTTTGTCGGGCGCTTCCAGGCCGCCACAATGGCCTGCCGCTCTCGCCGTGTCGTACATTGACGCAGCGAGGCTTCGCCCCTTGGCGAGGCGTCTCGCTGCGGCTAGCGACTTCGCAAATCCGTAAAATTCCTCTGCACATCCGTCCGCGCAGCGGTAGACGTTGTATCCGATTATCTTGTTCATGATTCATCATCTCCGGTTCGAGTTTCGTTTCGCGTCATTCGCTTGCCATCAGTGGGTTACTTTGCTTCCCTCCACTGTCCGGAGGCGAGCATATGGGTCAACACACCACTCATGATTTTCTCACCTTGCTCATGGTGACATCCCGCGATAATGCGGCAGCCACCAGACTTTGCGAATGCTCGGCATTTTTCAATGCTGCCGACATACCAGACAGTTGCTGCGGTGCCGAAGTGTCCTTCTGCGTCGATTACTACTACGTTTGCCATTTTCATCGTCTCCGGTTAGTGTTTCGTTTCGGCCTGCGTCATTCGCTTGCCATGTAATCATCTTAGCTATTGCTTCGACCGTTGCAATAGCGAAACGAAAGTTATTTCAAAGTTTTTCCGAAATTAGGATTGCCGACGCAGAAATGGCCGCTTTTCCTGAGCTTTTTGAACTCGGCTGCGGAAAAAATAATCGTGCGACCGACCTTGCGGCCCAGATTTAGACGATGTGCGGTGCGAATAATCGTGCTGCGATGCACGCCGATTTGCTCGGCTGCATCAGCGATCGAAAAGAAAACAGGCATCAGAGACTCCAATTGCTATTGCGTGTAAGCAATCAGAGTAGCCATTCGCAGCGAAAAAAGCAATAGTCAGTATGGCCAGAGCGAGTTCCACGCATCCTGTCTGTCTGCACAGCCGCAGGGGATGCCGATGCGCTCAGCGAATGCCTTTACCCGCTCGCCTCCGAATCTCGCTGCGAGCCGCTGAGCAGTGTCACCGACGCCTCTATCTGTGGGTCCTCGCATACGTTCGAGCGTCTTGACCCATCGCGGCTTTTCGTAGTCCCATGATCCGGTGTCCTTGCATCGAGGACATCGCATTGGTTCTTCGGCGAATAATTCCCAACCGCATTTTGTACAGGTAAATTTCATAGTCCCCACGTCATGCTTACTGCGAGATCCGGAACGCATGTCAGCGGTGGGCATGTAATTGCACCTCCTAGTTTGGAATCTGTACATCGGGATACAGTGCCTTCTAAAATTGTCGATAAACCACTAGGACATTTTGTAACTGCAAAACCAGCGATGCGAGCTTGCGAAACAATTGACCCATACCATTGCTTAGTTGCGATAGCTGGCCCAAACTCAGTATTGGCCTGCCACGGAACTGTGAGGAATGGATTGCCGTTGCCGACCGCGGGAAGTATTTCAGTCAATACTGGATAGTGACTTGTTGTTGGTGCCACTCCTTGCTTGCGATACCAAAACGATTGATATTGCACGATCATATCGACGCCACCTGCAAAAGAAAAAGGATACAGCAGGTAATTTATATAAAGCCCTATCTGAACAAATGTGTGATAAGTGTTGCATCCTGTAGCCTGCGTTATTCTGAAAATCTTCGAAGGTGGTCGCCCGCAATACATGGCAGCAGAAAAACCGATCGTCGGACAGAAGCTTGATCCAACGCAAAATCCGTATGCACTAGCTGAAGTTGTCCCTGCGATCGTCACGAGCACTGGCGGAATAGATCCCCACTTGTCCGCTGTTTCATTATCGAAATGCAAGCAGTCACAAATCGGAAGTACGTAGTTCCTCGCGACCTCGTATACAGGCCCGCATTCGTTTTCTGCATCAATGCGATACCAGCATGTGCCGGTTCCTAGTGGCAATGTTCCAGTCGCCGCTCCCGCAGTCAGCGTGATAGGAACAATTGTTTCTGCGTCACTATTGCATTTGTAAGTCAGTGTCGCGCTATCGGCACCAGACACTTGCCATTCAACTGTTGCCAGAACAATCTCTACATTCACGTGAGGCAACACGCAACAATCGCAAGCACACGCAGTAGGTCCAAACCAACGTGGTGTTGGCGGTGGAGTTATATCGACTGGACTCGACGAGGTGATGAACGCCGCACCTTCAGCCACCAGAAGCCTAGATCCAACACTTGATCCACCATCGACGATGAACTCCATCGGTGCCGCATTCATGGCTGGCGGCGTTCGAATAACTTCTGTCACCTCGCCTATAATCGCGAACACTCCACCGCTTGCGAGCAGTACGCCAGTCGCACCAAACTCGACACCTACGCCGCTGATCGCGAAGTGAGCCGATTCAGCCGCAAGTGCTCTCGTGCGAGATAGTGTGGCAGCGTTACCCGTCAATGCAAATGACGCAGCAGAGGCACTGAGTTGCAAGCCGCGTGCGAGGGTTGCATCGTTACCAGTGACAGTAAATGAGACAGAGTCAGCACCGAGTCGCAAGCCACGAGCAAGCGTTGCGGCAATACCTGTCAGAGCAAATACACCAGCATCGATACTGATACTCTGACCGCGTGAAAGAGATGCTGCGATGCCGGTTAGTGTGAACGAACCAGTGCCAGCAGTAATCGGTGGCGAGTAGAGTAGGTATTCAACCTGCCACGATATCGCTAGCCAGTCTGCACTCGCTGATAGCGCGAACACGCCAGGGTCTTCTGTTGTCGTTACAACTTTTATAGCCGCGCCCGATCCGATATACGGAACGCCCGCCGACCTTCTGTTAGTAAGCTGGCTCGTGCTGTATCCCGTCGGATAAGTCGAAAGCGATATATTCCCCAGCCACGTACACGCAGCGAATTCATCGCAGGCACCGAGTCCAATTGTCGGAATCGGTGGGTCAGGTGAACTATTATTTCCAGTCGCTGAATCGAAACCAACTAAATTAGCATTAGGATCATATTGATAAATCAGAGTAACCGAAGTGTCGCTAACTGCCGTTGTGAAGGTAAGCGTCGTCTGCGATGCAGCTAGTCGGCCATACAATAGATACGACCTGCCGAGCGTAGTAACTATCGCATCGCCTGCCGAAGTAAGTCCTCCAAAGTCGCTGACCGTGCTGTCATCATGCACGGTAAAAAGCACGACAACATAATCACCAGCGTTAGCCGTCACCGGCAACGATGTCGTATGCGTAGTCGTCGCTGTCTGGACGCTCGAGCTTGTCCCGCGTAGGGTTGGTGTTGTCACTGCGATTACCTATGCAATCGTAAGGACGCCAGCAGCTCCATCGAAGTCGATCAGAAACGTCTCTGGTGAAGCAAGCGTTACCGATGATAGATAATCCCACCAGCCAATTAGCTCGTCATTCGTTGCTGTGTCGTTGTATAGAACAACATAGCGAAACGGTCCTACAGCGCCCGAAGCAGTCAGCGTCAAGTCAGCGAGAATAAGCTTGTAAGTCCCCGAAGTTTGCAACGAAGATGTTGTCGTCACTACCCTCGTTGAACAGTTGGTATAACTTATTTCAGTGATGTGCGACAACTGAGTGTTTGCCGCTGCCGGGACAGTATTCGTCAATGCGATTCTCAGTGAATCGCTGCCGAGGTTGTGCACCTTTTCGGCTAAAGCTTCGACGAACGAATTGAATTTATTGAATGATGCCATTTGTGAACAGTTCCTAAATTATGGACATGGTGCTTGAATTGCGTAGTACTTACCAGCTTGCAGAATTGCCAGTAAGTGGTCGCCTGTTGTCAGACTAGCGAAAATTGAAAGCCCGTCGTAAACATTTGCGTCTATCGTCGTGTCAGTAAATGTTACTCCGTCTATTGAGTAAATATCACAATTGGCAACTCCCGACGACCATGGTGCTTTCATCGTGACTTTGAATAGCGATGTGCCTCTACCTCCGCCGCTTGGATAACCTTCTGGATGTTCAACATCGCCATTGCCAATCAAATGCACCAATGCAGTGGCATCAGTTTTATTAAATCCGTATGTAGCTTCGTCACGAGGCATTATGCGTGCAGTATCCCTGTAGCGCTCACGGATAGATTGATTTGTGTTGCGCTCGCCGCAGTGCCTATCCTGGTGACATAATCGCCGGTAGTTAAATCTGCATCAGGAACAATAGAACCAGCAGCAGCTCCAACGAAATAGTTAGCACCAACCACTGCGGTTGTGCCGACTAAAATAATTCCTCCACCGGTTGCAATAACTCCATAGCCTGATGCGATTCCTGGTGTCATTGAAACGCCCTTGGCCGCTGCGATCGCGGCACTTGCGTTGCTGTCGGCCAGCTTCCATTGCGAGTCTGCTGAATCTTGATACACAGACTGGCCTGCTGCTATCGTTGCACCGTAGATGCCCAGCGTCGTAACCGTATCTGCTGTTGGCCGAACTGCTGTTATTGATGCGAGTGCCGCCATTGTTCATATCCTCAAGAATGATGCAAATGCGATCGGATTGTATTGATCGAATGACCTGACTCCAGGTGGATCACCAACTGCTACCTTAGCGCCCGTCGAACCGTCTAAGCCACCTAATATGACATTGCCGTTGTTATCAGTGTATGCAAGGTGATTCGATCCGCTCTTGTATACAGTGCCAACATCAAGCCGCTTGTGCGTCCACAGTCTTGAGTTGTATTTCAGGCTGTACTTTGTCAGCCGTCTGCGCGAGCCGTAATAGAATCCTACAGAAGATTCCAGTATTGTGAGCAGCAAGGATTTTATCGCCCTGCCTTTGAATATTGCACTGTTCGTAGTCTCGTTGCGGTCGATGATTGTTTCATCGGTAACTGTTGCTGGTTCAAATTGATAGAATTCCCAGATAGGAATAAAACGACCAATAGTTAATCCAGTTTGGAAAGGCTGGCCAGCAGAATTTGCAATTGCGGTTCCTGAAAAATCTTTCGTTACAATTTCTTGCAGCCGTTCAAATTTTGTTTCGTAGATCGGTATCCACGCAACTGGATCAGTTTTTGGATCTTGATTATTTTGCTTCTCATCGACTTCACTGGAGAATGTACAAGTCACATCCCATATCAGTGGATTCTCTGATCGTCGTGATGCTTCCTTTCCAACACATACCGAAAAGCCAAATGCGGAAACGGTCAATCCAACAACTGGCAAGCCTGGAGTTGTGATAATGTCCAGACGAGAGTTGTTTTTGTTATCGCTAAGCACTGTGAACGCATACGATTCCTCTAAAACCGGCATACCTTGCCGCGATCGCAGGCTGCCCGATCCTTCTCGTTTTTCTCCTAGGATTGTATTTGCCATTAGCGAAGCCTCTTGAATCCATTCTGCTTGAGTTCATCTAGCACATCTTTCAGCACCTTTGTTTGATCGTCTTGCTTTGCGATTATTTCTTTTTCACCTTGCGTTGGAGCTGCGTCGGCTATTGCAGCGTTGACTTGATCGGCCATGTATTTCGCCGCCTCTGCTGATCCGACCTCCATTCCTGAACCAGGTCCTTTTGCTACATCGTCACGCATTTTATCAGCGTCTATAATCGCTTTCTTACCAGCGGCTTCAAGCTCTCGCTCGCCTAACTTTCGTTTTTTTGCTGCGTCATCGATATCTCGGCTTATTTGCCTGATCGACAATTCCTCCTGGCGATCCTCTTCTTTTTGAAATCGCTTGTACTGCTCGTGCGCTATCTTGCTTTCCATTTCGAGCGCGCGACTTTCCTTATCTTCGTCAAGCTTCTTTATTAAATCTGCTTTGCGTTCCTCTGCCGTGAGCACTCCCTCTATCTCAGGGGGATTATCTAGCAAAGCTTGACGTTCTGCGTCTCGCTTTTCAATGTCGTCGAGCAATTTAAACAAACTTGGCAACTTGAAATCGACATCGCCTGATAGCATCCCGATTATGCCACCACCTCGTATATCTTTACCTACAGCAACTACAGCACCGAGGCCGTTAGCTAGTTTTTCAACAGTATATACCACACCATCGATGACGCTTTTGCCTTCCTCCATTCCGTCGGTTAGCTGAATAATTAGTGGTGCTATCGCAGTGCCAACTCGAGTCATTGCAAGTTCCAGATCTGCCATGGCAATCATGAGCTTGCCACCCATAGTCTCAGCTAGCTTATCTGACATTCCCTCGAACCGACCTCCTGCGGATGATGCGTCGAGAAATGCAAGCGTCACTTCCGCCGTCGATATCCCTCCATCCTCCATTCTTGCCTTGAGATCGATCATACTTTCGCCGGTCCGCGCAGATATTTCTTGCAGTGGATTAAATCCAGCGTTGACCATTTGCAGCAAGTCTTGACCCATCAACCGACCAGCCGCTGCCGACTGCGAAAACGCTAACGTCAAGCTATCGAAACGCTGCTGATTACCACCTGAAATATCTCCGAGCATGCGAAGGTTCGCGCCAACATCAGTTACCGAGATATTAAACGCCAGCATCATTTTGGCGGCAGCTTGAGCACCACCCAGAGAAACTGGACTCTTATTCGCAAAGTCCCTAACGTCCAATAATAATGCTTTTGCATCGCTGACGCTTCCCGTGAGAACTGCAAACGCTGCGGCAGCTTGCTCAGCGTCAATTGCAAGACGAATTGACTTTGTGATTGCCTGGACGCCGACATAACTAGCAACTAAGCCCTTCATGCTACCCGCTAGCGTTTGCGTTGATGCATTGTGCTTATCCATCGAGCCAGTTGCGGCATCAAGCTTGCTTTTCTTATCCGCAAGTAGCCGCGAATATGTTGATGTGGTTATAGCCCCCCTCTTCTGCGCCTCAGTTAGCCTGTCTTGCGCTCTAGTAAAATTTTCTGCTGGTGTTCTCGCTGCTTCGATGTCTCGCCTCAGCTTCGCGGTTTCATTTCTCGCTAGCACGCCACCAGTTACATACGCACTAGTATCGAGCCCAAGGCTTACGCTGTACGAATTGATAGTTGTTGCCACGTTATCCGTACCTCGCTTCCATCTGGCGTTCCACTTCGTCCATTGACTTGCTTTCGTCCTTTTGCACTGGCTGACCAATCCAATCGCTAGGCATTAGGCCCGGCACAATCGCATCGACCATCTTCTGCACCGCATCAAATTCTGTGTGCTGCATTGCAATCGTGTACAACAGAGCCACAACTTTGGCCAGCAACTCGCGCTCGCCGCCAAATGGCTCGCAGCGATAATGCGCAACCCAATTTTTGTATACTCGCTCAGGCACTTCCTCGAGCCATTGCTCTGGATCTTCGACACCAAGTCTTTGACTCAACCTATGCGCGAAGTTTAGCTCTCGGTTGAGTCTGAATCTTTTGGGTCTCGTTGCACGTCGTCCTTATCTAATCCGCATAGGTTCATGACGACACCCATTAGCGGCCCAGTTACGCTGCGAGGTGCTTCACCCCATTCATCCGCAGTTGCTGTCGATGCGTCATCTGGATCGCACACGCAAGACGCCAGTAGCGTTCGGTCAAACTTGTCACCGTCAAGCTTTTGGTCTTTACCCTTTCGGCATTTTGCCAGAACGCTTGCCGTGTCGTTTAAGCTCAACCCTCTGACGCTGTATCGCTCTCCATCAATTGTTACGATTTCTTGCGGGACTTTTTTCTTACGTAGTTTTTCGCTTAGACTCATTCGTCGTCTTCCTCTTCTTCTTCGAGTTCAACAATTGACTCAGGCGCACCACCGAAGCGGATAGGACGCTTCTTGATCTTGGTGCATTCTTGCGCAACCGCAACGCCTAATTCCTGCGGAAAATCAACCAGGCCAGTGAACACCCAAACCGCATGGGATAGGTAGCCAACATGCTTCCAGATTCCAGTCTCGTTTTTTACGTAGACCTTATCCTGGCCTGTCGAGCGTTCGATTAGTCCGAACTGGGTTGGCTTCGTAATTACGAAATCATCACAGCGTACTTCGAGTTTCAAAATTAGCCTCCACGTGTGTAAGCCGGCCCAGTATCACCGTCAGGCGAGAACACAATCTGACCCTTCATGACATTGCCGTTTTGTAGATCTGGCAACTTAAACTTTGTGACAACACCGCTACAAACGAACGTAGCGCCGGTGGTCGTTGTCTGCGCCGGTGCGATTGGAAACGTGATCGTAGCTGTATCGACCAGACCTGTAATCGTGACAGCCGTTGCCGATTGGCTGTAGACAAAATCGACAGTGATGTCACCGGTTTTCTGCAGGTCGCTAGGCATGCGCTCCATGATCGTCGATGTGCCAAGCGTCGAAATGTCCAGCATATCCAGTGATAATTCACCGATCCCAATCTTTTCGATCTTCATCGAAGCCGCAGCAGTCTGCGTCGTCAATGTAAATGTCGCACCGTTGCCGGTATCTCCAACTAGAGGCATTTTCTATCTCCTAAGTCCGAAGCCAATGAACCATTAAATCGAATGAGCATACGTGTCGCTGTAGGTCGCCGCCGTCGCTGTCCTCATCCTCATATTCTCGCCGACCATCTTCCAACATCACGCTCCGAATTTGCAAGCTCGCATAAAGACCTTTGAGTGTATCTATACCGCACCAAATTATGGAATCCGCCACACTACGGCACGACTCAGCCGTCGCTGCGAAGCACTCTAATTGAATCCTTGTAGATACAATTCCAGCCAATCCGTCTAGTGCGTGATCGTATGACTCCGAGAGTATCCTCATAGTCACAGCCGGTATCACAGCGTTTTGCCGCAGCCGCTTAACCTCAATGCGTTGCCCAACTAAATCGGTTATTGCCGTCTTATTTAGCAGATACATTCGCACGGATTTGATTACGTCTGCTGCCATCAATTGTCTTTCATTACCTGATCGATTTTTGTACTGAGCGTTGCTTTCATATTGCTTAGTTGCTCCGATCTCGTTTCATCGAATGCCTGTACTATCCAATTGCGTATTTGTGAGACTACTTTTCCTGTGCGAAGGCCCCACAGTACTTGCCTACGACCTTTCGGACTCGTGTTGAAATAAGCCTTATTGCCTGCTGGCCATTCTGGACCAACCACACCAAGCGTTCCCTTTTGATATTTCCGCACCACACGCTTGATTGTTTTCCAAAGTGGAATATTCCAATTAGCCGAGTTGACTTGATTCTTGATGCGTTTTTTTGCTGAACCTGTTTTGCTGGATCTAGGAGCCAGCGCCCTAGCTCGTGTTACGATTGGCTGCGTACCTGCTTTGATTACGGCATCACCCACCTGCCAACGCTCCAATTTTGGCACCATGTTGAACATGCGTTCTAATTCCGCATCCGTTGGCAATTGCATTTTTACGTCGAGTTTATTAGCCACTTGCAGTACAGTGCAGTTCGATGAATCGTCTTCCGCCATCAACAGGATTGACGTACAAAATTCCGTATGTTGTCGAGCCGTAAAGGAGCCTCTGCGTAGTTAAATATCCGTCGCGAAAGTGAACTGTGAAAATTGCATTTACTCCTGCGTCAACTTGTCTGCCGCGAAGTGTTTCTCCACCTGAAATAGGATCGTAGCTCGCTGGTTCATTGGCCCATAACGCTGCCCATGTCTCTGTGCGATCGCCCGCAGAAGATACAGCAATCGTCAACGACTGAACCTCTACGCGCTCGCGCATCGCACCCAATCGGAATCCTCTGCCCGGTCGCCAAGTCATGGATAAGTTGGCCTCAGTGTTCTCGCAACCAAATTTTCATAAGCCCTCCATGTTTGCATGTTATCACTTAGCAGCATGTCGCGATTCAGAAAGTTATGGCCGACCAGTAGCTTCATCGCTTGCTTGTGGTACGCAGGAACCGCTGCCGCGCTCGAATAACCAGCCACGTAAGTTATGGTCATCGCGTCCCATCTCGAAAGCGTCGATGGCCAGAACTGTAGGTACTTGAGCCGCACTGATCGACTCGGCGCATCAAGCCCATAAATGGAACTCAGTAGAGTCTGCTGCGTATTTGTCGAGTCGTAATAAGTAATCGATGTGATTGACTGAATAGGTCTCGATGGTAGGTCAATTTCATCGTCGTTAGGGAATCCGACCGTCACCGATAATGTTTGCGTCAGGCATGTAGAGTCAGTGTCTTTTTCCCACTGTTCCCTTGCCGCCTGGATCAGTTCGTTGAGGTGGTCGTCGTGTGAGGTGTCCGTCGGGCTCAGTTCGCACTGCTTCGCTGCTTGCGCTCTCGTCAGCGGCTCGATTGTCGGCCCGGTTACTACTGTCGGCCTGCTGACTGATACTCCCGACATCTTTAGCGACCTTTCTGGAAATCAATAGATTTGCAACACCGTCCGACATTAAAGTAAATACGTGACCTGGACGAAAGCCATTCCAATGCACTAACAATTCAACTCGCATTTTGTTCCTCCCAGTCGCTTGGATAAATATGCCTTGCATTCATCCGCTCATCGTGAATCGCAACCATTTCCTCGAGGTGTCCAATTCTCGTTGCTGGATCGAAATAGACTGAGTTGCCCGCCTTCTTCCAGGCCATCCAAAACGATACATCGTCATCAATCTTGTTCGGTCCCCAGCTTCCGTTTTCGTCAGGCGTCGCGTGAAACCATGGCTTCGGAACGCCCTTCAACTTTTTAAGATCCAGGACAGTCAAACCAAAGTGTGCCGTCGTACCGAGTAGCGGCGAACCATCCCATTGAATCTGCTTTGCATCACCTACCTGCACGCCCAGTGGTGACGTGCCAAGCATGGCTAACTTGCCTCTTCGTACCTGCATCGGTGCGATTGCGTCGATGTGATCGTGTTCAACAACTAGCGCAATCAACCGAGTCAATTGTTTTGCAGTGAACAGCGAATCAAAATCGATTGTTACAGCGTACTGACAATCAGACTCAACTAACTGCTCGAGCATTATCTGCATGCACTGACCGTAAAAAACACCAAGTGAAACAGTCAGAGGAATCTGCAATTCCTTCAGCACTGCCTCAATTTTATTTCTTGCGTAAGTGATCTCATGCCTTGGTGCGGTCATGATCGCCGCAATCTTAATTAATTCCGACCCTTGTCGCTGGGTTAGAATAAATCGCGTTGCTAAGCTTTTTACAAGCCGATATATACTGGCCGAAATCTTAATCAATTTGCTTTGTTCCATCTGTTTCGCTCCGGATGGTTTTTTATCCTACTTTGACATCAGCTCCGAGCATCGTCGCTGATTCCGATATGACATTCTTGTAAACTGTCGCTTGAACTATCGTTCCAACAGCACCGTTAGTCGTGGTGTCAGGTGTGACAGTTACGTTCAAATAACGCTTGCGGCCTTCCATGTCGATCATCGTCGTACCAACCATCGCCGCAGTGTTGTCCAGCGTCCGGTTAAACGATGCGTTGAATGTCGCAAAGTTACTCGCAGTCGTGTCGTCAGATTCCTTGACAACGATCGCTACGTTAGTGGAATTCGTATTCACTTCCACGCCGAGGATGACGCGAAGAACAGCATAATTTGCTCCCGCACAATCCAAATTGCTTGAGGTTCGAGCTGTCGTTGCCGCCGTAATTGGTGCGAGGATAACGCTATCAGTTCCTAATTGTCCGATTTTCATTTTGTGTATCTCTCTATTTCGATTTGAATAATGTTAAAGGTGTGCCGGTCAATCCGAAGACTAACCGGCACGAACCCACCGGAGCGAACAGTGGACTAGGATGCAGCCGACTTCAGCGCAATGATTGGACGGTTCCGAATAGTCTCGCCGCGCTCGTGGTTGTTGATCGCGATGCGTTCGGTCGTTTTTACGCCGATCTGGTCAAACTCAAAGTAGCGCTCAGTGGCAATTTCGGTTCTAACGCTGCGGCGAGTTCCGTAACTTGAAGACAAGCGAAGGTCACCGAAGTAGGCCAGAATGGTCGAAATTAAAGTGCCACTTGTGCTTGGCATAACCTGCACAAATGAAACCGGATATCCGAGGAACATAGGTTGCATAACACCGTTTGAAAGCGTTACGTTGCTGTTCCCGCCCGCAGCATTCATTAGCCGATACGCACTAGCGTAATAGACAGCCGAATGCATGAACCAACGTGGTGATGCCGCAGCGTACTGTGGATACAATCCAAGTGCAGCCTCGAAGTCGGCAAAATCAAGAGTAGATGCACCCACGTTGCCAGCCAGTGCGTCTTGAATAGCGCCTGATGCAAGCGCGTTTTTCAAACCAAGTATGCCACCATACGTCGATGTTCCGTCACCGTTGAATGCAGCGTCGTCAATCTTGTCGGCCATCGAGTAAGCCATCGACATAGTGAGCATGTCACCGATATCGATAACCGCATCCTCATCAAGTTCGGAAGATATTCGAGTGAGCGCCGCCAACTTGCGAGCCATCAATTCAGCTTCGCCGATTACAGGATCGCTGGCAGTGATTTCTCCAGTGTTGGAGGAATTCGCTTCGCCGACCCAATAGGCAACAACGTCAGTCAGCAACCGAGGAACTCGTATGATGTCAGCGCCCATCGGAACCCTGTTCGCGAACTGCGGGAAGACACCCCTTTCCTCTCGCAAGCGAATCATAGCGGTCTGCATTTCCTCAGGCACCATGAAGCCACCCTTACTGTTGTCGCTGGTACTCATCGCAGCAGAGACGTCAAGCAATCCGTGGTTGCGGCAGAAATGAATTGCTGCCGAATTGCCGAACACCTTAGCGAGAATCACATTGCCAGCGATGTATGCGTTGCGCTCCGCATCTTCGCCCTTGAATGCCTTCAATTCGCTGTGCATTTTCGCTTTGGCCGGAACCTTGATCGCGGAAAAGCGATAGTTACTTGCTTCTCTCGCGACGATCTCACCACGCTCTTTTTGCTGATCCGCAATCTCAGCATCGATGCGTGCCGATGCTCGCTGGTTGCGTTCGTGTTCCACCTTGATCGCAGTTTTGAGTTGCGCTTGGCAATTAGGAATGAGCTTTTCCGCAAGGTCCGTTACTCGAACGGTTTCCTCCGGGCTCATTTCGCGTTCTTCGCGCTCGCTGACGGCTACAATCGCATCCAATTCGTCGCGATATTCGCCGATCGTTTCGTTAATCTGACTTGCAGTTCTCATTGTCTGGCCTCTCTTTAGTGAGCAGGCCAGATACGAAAAAAGCAGCTTGGCCTGCGAACGTGAAAACTAATGTTCCTCGTTGCTTGGCCGTGCTGCTTAAGAGTCTGACGGTTGAGCGAATCGATTTGTTATTTGCAGATATTTCTTCCGCGTGCCATTGAATATAAGCAAACTATTGTCGTAATGTCAAGCAGTTGCGCGAATAAATCCTCGACACTCACCTAAGGATTTAGGTTTATCCGTCAATTTCCAATACTCAATATCTTTGAATCCAGCCGCTTGCACCATCGACGCCCAGCACTTTATCGTGGCTACCCACCAGTTGCTGCGGTTCATTCCGTACTCTTCCCCTGGGTAAAACTCAGCTACCATTTCACTGCCGTCATAGACTTTATCCGAATAGGCCGACTTCATATTGTCCAGGATTGCCGTCTCAATGTGAATTGTTCCTCCTCGTCGCGTTAATTCGAAAAGATCCCGAAGTGCCTTGAATGGGTTTTGTAAATGATACAAAACACCAAAAAGGAAAATGCAATCGTACCGCCCGCCCTCATGTCCTGAAATATATTCAACGCCACGTTCAATTCGAGTGCATTTATTTCGATAACCTAATGCATCCGCACATAGATCAAATGTTTGCCACTCATTGTCACGGTCGGCATTGGTTATCTTCCCGCAAGTGTCCGAAAAATCATCAACTGCATAAACATGATCGGCACCACGCTTGATCGCCTCAAAGGTCCAGAATCCATCCCATGCGCCAACGTCAAGCACAGTCTTTCCAGTTAGATTATCTGGAATGTGATAGGCCCCGACGCTAATTGGTGCCCATCCAGGCGTCGTTATTCCATATGGCAATTCAATGCGATGATACCAGTACGGAATAGCCGCAACAGCCGCTTCTAGCTCTGATTTTTCCATCGTTTCGCTCCGATGTGTTTAGTTACTTGGAATTCTCGCAATCATACTTCTCGCCTCAGCTATCGTCATTCTCAAATTTGAAAACTTAGCCGCCTCGCGCTTTGGAAATGGTGTCCGATCTCCTGCTTTGATTTCGCGATTCTGGATCAGGCTAGCCGGTACATTGCGTGCGATGTGACGCAGGCCTGCCACCACCGGCTCAATTGCTGCACCATCCATTGTCGCTAGCCCATCAGCAAAACCTGCGTCAACTGCTTCCTGGCCAACGTACCACGACTCGTTCAACATGATGGTCTTGATCTCATCAACCGTCCGACCGCTTCTTGCTGCGTAATCCGGAATCATTCTCTGCGCGTACTTATCAAGCACGTCAGCATCTTTCCGCAGTTGCGTAGCATTGCCAAGACTGATTGACCACGGATCGTGAATCATCGTCATCGAATTAGGAGCCACCAGCCGCGTCGTACCAGCTTGCAGAAGATAGCTACCCATCGACGCAGCAAGCGAGTCAACTATCGTTGTTACGCCTCCTGGATGGCTTTTCATCGCGTTGTAGATGGCAATGCCTTCATCGACCGATCCGCCAGGCGTGTTCAACCGCACAGTTACGTGTTTGTCTCGCATCTGCGCGAGCGCCCCGATCACGGACGCACCGTCAATCAGTCCCCACCATCCTGGACCGATTTCGTCGTAAATTAAAATCTCTGAGGTGTCTAAATTAAACGAGAACATTTTTAACTCCTATTGAATTAGCACGATTGGACCAGCTTGAAACGCACTTCGCCACGTTTTCAGCAAGGTTTTCGGTAGTGGAATAGTCGCAAACCTCAAGTATACGCGCTCTCGACTCAGTACAGTGCGATGTCGCTTCGTCGCGATCGATACCTAGTTCTTCGATCGTATCAGCTAATTTAGGAAGCCAATTTGTATCGTAAAAAGAATCAATCCATTGCAGGAAATTCTTTCCCTTGGAAGTCGCTTGCGATGCGCCTTCGCAAACTCGCTTAGCTTCCGTTGAAATCATCTGCTTGAGCCGCGAATCTATGGCTCTACGTGCAATTTGCGTAGCGTTTCCGTCAGCCGGCGGTGCTTTTGTCGCAGGTAATGCGGCAGCACCTGGAGTGATAGCAGGGTTGCGGAACTCGTCGCCACCATCGTATGGATTCATATCGAGTTTATCTCGAGCTTCGTTCGGACTCATGATAGTAGCCGCGATCGCACCGGCAAGTGATGTAATAGAAGTTTGGAAGTCTGATTTCAGCAATGCGGCCGTGTTGAACCGCACAAAGTAGGATTCAGCGTCGAATTCTCTGCGAGGTAACAGCTTATATTCGAGTTCTTCCTCCCATCGCTTCAATAATTTATTCAAACAATTCATTAAATACGCAAGGCTTTTCTGCTCGAGTGAATTGTAACTGACACTAGTATCGTCACCTAAAATAGACTCTAGGCCGAGATACAAAGCCGCGTCTTGACGTTGAAACTTGCGGTTCTCAAGCATTTCCGCGTCTTTATTCGTCGAACCAAGCACGTTGGCAGTCATGCCATCGCGTAGCAGTCCAGGCAAACCCGCTTTCTCCTTGCCATAGTGCCGCTCCTCAAAGGCTGTCATGAATTCCTGCGCGTCCTTCTCGCCTCGGAATGTATTCGGCCCAGCTTGCAGCATTAGAGAACCGCCAAAGCCCTTGTCGAGCTGCTTGGCTAGCCGCGTTTCCGTCGAGATCGATGCACCTAAGTTACGCTGTGCAATTTTCCGCAGTGCTAATCCATTTATGCCGTCCAGCGACAAACCAGGAATGTGCATTACATCCGCATCGTTGAGCTGAATCAGGCCGTCTTTCTTGCCATCAATTGAAGGGAAAAACAGACGCAATCTATCATCTTCACTTGGCCGCGAACCATGTATCTTGATTCCGTCGATCATCGTCGTGACACTGCAATCAGGTAGCAGTGGAATTAACTCAACTGCAAGACCTCCACGCCTTACGATCGCAGCCCTACCGTTGCCATCCAGTAGACAATGAGTCGCCAACAACTCTTTGAAAACGATTGGAGTTTGATATGCGTTAGGCCGACGCATCAGCTTGTGGAGATTATGATCGCGGTCTCGCTCGCTGCCTTTTGGTAGCCGCTTGTAGACGCATATCGGAAGCTGTCCAATGTGGCCGCTGATCTTATTCACACCGTGCCAAATAGGAGCGTAAGACAACGCCTTTTCGCTGCTAATTCGCTTCTCATAGTACGCATCACCATCATCAGACCAAGCACCACCAAGCAGCCTGGACAGCCAGCCACCGGTCAAATCAGCAAGTACGTTTATCATAGGTATAGTCGTCCTTTAGAACGCACTGGCTCAAGTGTCGCGAGGCGAAATGCCATTGTCATAGCTACGGCAGCGTCAATCTTATCAGATGAGTCTCGTTTATCGAACATCCATCTATCTTGTCGGTCTCGTATCAATACTGCATTTGATACACACCACCTAAGTAATGGATTGCCATCGTGAGTAAATCGCCCCTCGCGAATCGCTGCCATTAAATCGTGAATTGGTTCATTAAAATTTGTGCAATTCTGCCCCATGGAAGCCGCAATCAATCCAGCCTGCGATAGTTCTTCCGAAGTTCCACGCGCGTTGCTCGGATCGAATGCAACTTTTTGCACAGAGTATGTTTCCGAATCCTCAATTATTGATTCGCGCAGGTCGGCAGTAGGATGCCTACTGACGGTCAGCAGACCTTTGTAGATCCAATCGTAAAAAGGCTGCTTAGTCAGATCCCGCAGCGTCTTATCGCTAATGAATGCCCTTGATCGCACTTCATATCGGTGCACTGGCTTCTCGCCTGTGTCGTCCAGCAGAAACCGAGCGCACATTGCAGGAGAGGATAAGTCATCGTACCCGCCGAGGTCAAAGCCCGCACAAACACAATCAGCTTCAGACCAATCAGACAACTCACCCTTGCAAGCATCCCATTCGTCCATGTCGAATGCTTGCTCAATCGATGTGACTATGCGATTGCCATGGTATCGTGTGAATCTATTTGTATTGATCTTCGACGCCTTCGCTTCGGTCGCTTGTTGGCGCAAGTAGTCCAGGCTGATCGATACTCCGATGTTGGGATTCGCTTTGACCCACATCTGCTCATCAAAAGGATCGTCGTATTCGTCCAGTTCGGCAATAAACGCGAAGTAGGTTTCATCTTGAATTTCGCCAGCGACCACTGCTTTTGCATAGGTATAGACTTCCTTCCATAGATGCGACTTGTCGTCACCTGCTGTCGTTATTACGTTAATTAAAGGTTGATCTCGGAATCCGCTGCCTGTCATCATCGTGTCGTAAAACTCGCGATGATGTTCCTTCCATGCGTGTAACTCATCGAGATTGACGCAATGCGGATTCAGACCGTCATAAGGTTTATCGCTGCCAGTTGTAATGATCTCGCCATCGTTGCCGTAAAACCGAATTTCCTTTCGTACAAACTTCGACCGCTTGGCAATTGATGGAGACTTTTCGCGCATTCGTTTTGCTTCTGCGAATAGTATTTTATCAACCTGATCCCTCTTAGTGGCTGCCATTACTACTTGCGCCACTGGCTCCATAATTCCGCGAATTGGATTGCGATCGAAACCAGCCATATATATCGATTCACCTGCAATGTCAGTACTTTTGCCATTCTTTCTTGCATAGCTTCGATACGTCTTTCGGAACCTCCGAGTATCATCACAGTCGCGCAGCCAGCCGAATATCATCGACTTGCAGAACACTTGAAAATCAGACAACTCAAACGGCATTCCAGCGTAACGACCAATCGAATGACGCAACACTCCAGGAAAAAACCTACACGTCTTAGCTGCCAGCGAGGGGCTGAAGTGATACGGAAATGTAGCCGTTGATTGTTTAGCCATATCCGATACATGCCTTTGAACCGAACAATGTACGGACCGCGAAACGATCAAGCGTCCAGATAAAACGCCGTCGATATATTCGCTCAACTGCTGCGCGTACGTGTCACTTATCAATCTGTCCATTCCTCTGCATCGTCATGTTCTTCTGTCTTCTGTAATTTCATCCTGCGTCTATCAATTGGACCAAGGCCGAACACAGGACTAAGCCGCTGTATCTGTTGCACCGTCCGCATGTAGTGGCTGAATAATGTCTTATCTAAAAGATCTGCTTTTACTTTTGCGTACAGTACTTCTCGAACCGCCATGCATTCGCAAAGCGTAGCCAACTGATGCGAGTCAACGCGCCGCAGCAACTCATTAGGAATCTGATCCATCAATACTGTCCAGAATGCGTTTTCCTCAACCGAAAAACGCACAGGTCGGCTCGGCAATCCGTCCTGTGGAAAGCTATCTTCGCCGTTTGCTACCCTGTCGCCGCCGCTCGTCATCTTCCACCCCTATGGCTGTTTTCTAACCTCAAATTGTTTGTC